GATCGGACGATACAGCTGAACCCGTCGGCCAGGATCTTCGGCGTCACGGCCACGCCGAACCGTGGCGACAAGCAGGGCCTGCGCGAGGTGTTCGACAATGTCGCCGACCAGATTCGCATCGCCGAGCTGATCGCCTCTGGCCACCTCGTGAAACCCCGCACCTTCGTGATCGACGTCGGTGTGCAGGACGCCCTTCGCAAGGTCCGCCGGGTCGCCGCCGACTTCGACATGGGCGAGGTTGACGCCATCATGAACAAGTCGCCGGTCACCGACTCGGTGGTCGAAAACTGGAAGGAGAAGGCGGGTGACCGCCAGACGGTGGTCTTCTGCTCCACCGTCGACCACGCCCGGAACGTGACGGATGCCTTCATTGCTGCTGGGGTCGCCTCCGCTGTTGTCCACGGCGAGATGAGCGATGCTGACCGCAAGGCGACGCTTGCCGCCTACGACCGGGGTGAGGTCAGGGTCATCACCAATGTGGCGGTGCTGACGGAAGGCTGGGACCACCCGCCGACCTCCTGCGTCGTGTTGCTGAGGCCGTCTTCCTACAAGTCCACCATGATCCAGATGGTAGGCCGGGGCCTGCGCACCGTGAACCCAGAGGATTATCCCGGCGTCGTCAAGACCGACTGCGTCATTCTCGACTTCGGCACCTCCAGCCTGATCCATGGTTCGCTCGAGCAGGATGTCGATCTCGATGGCCGTCAGGCTGCCGGGGACGCCCCCACCAAGGTCTGTCCCTCCTGTGAAGCGGAAGTACCGGCCGCGACGATGGAATGCCCGTTGTGCGGTCACGTTTGGGATGCCGGGCCAGAAGGGCGCGGGCCCGAGGTGCTGGGCCAGTTCCTGATGACCGAAATCGACCTTCTCGCACGATCGAGCTTCGAGTGGATCGATGTGCAAGGCGACAGGTCAGCCATGATGGCTAGCGGCTTCAGCGCATGGGCAGGTGTCTTCAACGAGGATGGTCGCTTCTATTCTGTCGGCGGCTCGAAAACGCGACAGGCCGTCTTGCTTGGCGTGGGCGAGAACCTGATCTGCCTTGCGGCCGCCGATGACTGGCTCAACACCAATGAGACGGACGAGTCCGCCCACAAGACCAGAGCCTGGCTGCGTCAACCTCCGACCGAGCGTCAGTTTGCCTACCTGCCCACGGCCCTGCGCATGGATTACAGCCTCACCCGCTACCAAGCCTCCGCGATGCTGAGCCTCAAGTTCAATCAGCAGGTCATCCGCAGGTGCATTGCACAGGCCAAGGGCGCCCACGTCCCGGTGGCGGCCTGATGCATGGTGGCGTCTCGACACATCACTGCCCGCGAGCGTTTGGTCTGCTGGCAGCCGCGCTTTGTGCTTTGCGGCGTGTGCAAAAGGCCAGCGCGTGGCTTCGGCTGGCGGGAACCGCAGCGGGTGAGCAGGCCGCGACCGTTTGTCTGGTTCTGTTCCACTACCTGCCAGACCCTCTTCTGGCAGCGGGTGCGGAGGTCATCCGCCATGGTTGACCTCACCGAGGAGGAGAAGGCCGCCATCCGCAAGGCCATGAAAGTCGTGGCCGAGACGATGGAAGAAATCGGCTGGCACGTCCGGCTCGACAGTCTTTCGGAGCAGCAGGTGTTCACGATCATCGAAGTCGCCGTCGGCGGCTTCCAGGAGGTGATGCGCGACATCGCCAAGAGCAACGACAATTCCCCGGAGGTGCCGTTTTGACCCTGGACTTCAATCACCGTCCGAACTTCGCCGAGGTGCTGAACAGCATCCTCGATGCGGCGCTGGTCGATGAGAACGCCAGCCGGCCGCGCCGCGAGTACCTTGGGGGATCCCGTGTCGGCCATGCCTGCGAGCGCGCCCTGCAGTTCGAGTTCGCCGGCGCGCCTAAGGACGAGGGCGCCGACTTCCCCGGCCGCACGCTGAGGATCTTCGCCATCGGTCACGTACTCGAGGACCTGGCCATCAAGTGGCTGCGCGCCGCCGGCATCGATCTCTACACCCGCAAGGGCAATGATCCGGATGGCCAGCAGTTCGGCTTCTCGGTGGCGGGCGGTCGCATCCGTGGCCATGTTGACGGTATCGTTGCCGCCGCCCCAGAGGCACTGAAGCTGGGCGTTCCCGCGCTCTGGGAATGCAAGACCATGAACGCGAAGAACTGGCGCGAGACTGTGAAGAACGGCGTTGCCGCCGCCAAGCCAATCTATGCGGCCCAGATCGCGCTCTACCAGGCCTACATGGATGCTGCGGTGTCGGGGCTGGCGTCGAACCCGGCGCTGTTTACCGCCATCAACAAGGATACCGCCGAACTCCACCACGAGCTGGTGCCGTTCAATGCCGAGTTGGCCCAGCGTATGAGCGACCGTGCCGTGCGCATCCTGCGCGCCACGGATGCGGGTGAACTGCTGCCGCGCGTGGCGCGTGAGCGGGATCATTTCGAATGCCGCATGTGCGCCTATGCCAACCGCTGCTGGAGCCTCGCGCAATGACTGACCATACCGACGATACGCCCCCTGTAACAGGCGAAGGCGAACAGAAGCCCGCGGGCGAGGTGATCCACTTCAACCCGTGGCGGGACTTCAACGACGCGCCGCTGCAGGAGGACCCATTTGGCGTGGAACCCGATGCTGCACAGCTGGGTGTCTTCCTCGATGTCGTGTTCGGCTACTGCGAGGGCCTGATCCCCGTCCGAGGCTTCGTGGACAAGGGGCAGGGCAGGGACGGCAAGCCCAACAACATCTGGATCGAGTCGGATGCGTCTGCCTTCGACAAGCTGAAGACCTTTGCCACCTGGGCGTGGCGCGAGGGTGCCGCCCTCTATGTCATCCCCGGCACCGTGGCGGCCCAGGGACAGGCGCGGGCCCATGAAGTGATCCAGATGCAGGCGGTCGTGGTGGACCTCGATGCCGGGGACATCCTCGCCAAGCTTGCTCACCTCGTCCATCACCTCGGCACGCCCACCCTTGTGGTGGAGAGCGGCGGCCGCACGCCCGGGGGTGCCGTGAAGCTGCATGTCTGGTGGAAGCTGACAGAAACCGCGTCTGGTGAGGAACTCAACACCCTCTGCCGGCTGCGCGGCGACATCGCCATGAAGGTTGGCGGCGACACTCACTTCCGCTCGGCTCATCAGCCCATCCGCGTTGCCGGCTCTGTCTATCACAAGGGTGGTTTCCAGCGGCTTGTGCAGATACGAGAGCACAATGCGGTCGAGGTCGATCTTGGTGACTTCGCCGAGCGGGTATCGGCCATGCTGGCCATTCCCGGCATGGGCGCAGAGCTCCCGGCGGATGGGCATGTGAAGCCCTCACTCGAGGCCATCCTCACCACCCCTGTGCACGAGGGCGGCCAGGATGCGTGGACCCGCTTCGAGGGCGCCAGCGCAGCCATCGGTCATTACGTGCGGCTGGTGCACGAGGGAAAGCTCAGCCCGAACGATGGCTGGGAGGCCATCTGCCAGTACAACGCCGCCATGCTTCGGCCTGCCTGGCCGCCAGAACGCCTGCAGCAGGAAGCAGACCGCCTTTGGGCCCTGCATGTGAAGAAGAACGGCCCGGCGCTGCTGCGCAACGAGGCGGACGCTGAGCAGGAGGCCCAGCCCCTGCCGGTGTTCTCCTTTGGCCAGTTGCTCGACGACCGCTCGCCCATGCCGCCGGACATCATCGCGCCGCGCGTGCTGACGCCAGGCGGGCTGCTGGTCCTGGGCGGAGCCCCGAAGGTGGGGAAGAGCGACTTTCTCATCAGCCTTCTCGCCCACATGGCCGCCGGCGTGCCGTTCCTCGGCTTCACGCCGCCGCGGGCGCTGCGCGTCTTCTATCTGCAGGCGGAGATCCAGTACCACTATCTCCGCGAGCGTATGCAGCAGATCAGGTTGGATGGGGCGGTGATTGCCGGCGCGCGCGACAATCTGTTCGCCACGCCGAAGCTGCGCATGATCCTCGACGACAAGGGCCTCGCCCTGGTGGTTGAGGCCGTCCGTGTCCGCTTCCCCGACGCACCGCCTGACATCATCTGCCTCGACCCGATCCGCAATCTCTTCGACGGCGGCGAGGAAGGCGGCGGCGAAAACGACAACAACGCCATGATGTTCTTCCTCACCGAGCGTGTGGAGCGCCTGCGGGAGGCCGTGGCGCCTGACTGCGGCGTCATCCTTGCGCACCACACGAAGAAGATGAACCGCAAGGCCGTGGGAGAAGATCCGTTCCAGGCGCTGTCCGGCGCCAGCGCGCTGCGTGGCTTTTATACCTCGGGGCTGCTGATGCACCGGCCCGATGAGGACAGCAGCATGAGGAAGCTGGAGATCGAGCTCCGCAACGGTCCGGCGCTGCCCACCAAGCTCATCGACAAGGAAAACGGCCGCTGGGTGGAAATCGCTCCGCTGAATGAGCGTCTCGTGCGCAAGGAGACGGGTGCCAGGTATGACGCCGAGCGCCTGCGCAAGAACGAAGCCATCCTCGGTCTCATCTACGACGAAGCTCGCGCGGGCAAGGTCTACACCATGACCAGCTTTGCCGAGGCCTTCGAGAACAAGGCAGGCCTTGGTGGGCAGACGGTCATCCGCGACCGGCTCGGTGTCCTCACCACCAAGGGCTACGTGAAGTTCGTGCGCGGCACCGCCGCCACCGAAATCGGTCTCGCCGCCGAGCGCAGCAAGTATGGCTACCTCTGTGTCGAGGGGATGGAACTGGGCACGGGAGACGAGCGGGTCGATGCCGCAACCGGGGAGGTGGGCCCTGAACTGCTTGCGGTTCTCCCGAGCCACTACAAATGCCCCCAGACCGGCGTCGTCCTGCCTGTCGAGAACCCATCCGTATGGGTCTACCCCGAGGAGGATCTGGCATGATTTTGCCCCTCCGAAGCCCTCCGAAATCTGCCCCCCATTTTCCGGAATCTGGACCAGATTTCGCGAAATCTGCTCAGCTTCCGAAATCTGGAATCTGGCTTTTTGCGAGTCGTTTCAATGGCTTGGAAAACTCTTGCCAGATTCCGGAAACAACTTTCCGAAATCTGCTCCGCAATCTGGAATTCAACAATAAAATCAATGAGTTTGAGCAGATTTCAGATTTCGGATTTTGCTCCCTAAAGGGAAGGTGCCACCCGCAGAAGCGGGGTGCGGCACCTTCTCGGGAACCCATCTGGTGGGACGATGGATAACTGATCCCATCTCCACCCAAGTTAGACGGACGGCAGCCAGTACAGCCAAGCACGAGGCTGCCGCCGTCCTCCACCACAACAATCTGTCCTCCCTGAAGGAGACCATCATGGTACGCGCGACTCTGCCTGTGCCCGCGGCAAAGGCAACCCCGACGATTCCATCCATCCTTGCCCTCGACCTGGGCACCACCACCGGCTGGGCTGTTCGCAACAGCCGCTGCCGTATCCTGCATGGCACGGCCGAATTCCGGCCCAGCCGCTATGAGGGTGGCGGGATGCGTTACCTGCGCTTCGGAAAATGGCTCGATCAGACGCTGGAGGTCACTGGCGGCATCGATGCCGTCTACGTCGAGGAAGTCCGCCGCCACATCGGCACAGACGCGGCACATGTTCACGGCGGTCTGCTCGCCACCCTGACCTCATGGTGCGAACAGCACAGCCTGCCGTACCAAGGCGTGCCGGTTGGAACCTGGAAACGGCATGCCTGCGGAAAGGGCAATGCCGACAAGCAGGCGGTGATCGCCGCCATGCGTGAGCGAGGGTTCGAACCTGCCGACGACAACGAGG